TGCAATATCAAGGGTAAATAGATCGACAATTTGCGGAAGCTGGGTCTTAAAAGTCTCAGCATTAGGAGGCGATTGAGTCACACGTAAACCCTCGCTAACGAAAAAGACAGCACGGCATATGCCGCGTCTATTGTATTTATCTGCCAGCCGTCAGCTAGCAAATAATTTCGTGCGGCAAGTGTCAGGGTGATTGGAATGTTCGTATTGGTTGGCACGTCAACAGACGTTAAAACTCCTGTCACTAAATTGGCTGTGTAGTTTGCCGGCCTCACATAACCTGTCAAAGTCAAAGCGCTCAGGTTCGTATAACCTAAAGACAAGGTGCCGCTTGTAAAAGGCTTTGAAAATGTTTTAGTGCTGTATGGCGGGGTCCAGTTTATGGCTTGGCCTTTTTGCTCTAAAAAGAAACTTTCTAAAGAGTTGATTTCCGCAAAAGTAAGCGGGGGCGTTTGACATTCCCAAATCTCATTTTCAGCGTTGACGCCATCGGTTAGAACTTGGCTATATCCATCTCCAAACTGAGCCCGCTGCACGCGCTGTGATCGCCTTTGAGTTAAAGACGCATCAAGCGGGATGTCGTTAAAGGCAATGTGAGTCATTACAGCATGCCCCCGCTACGGCGTTCGTTGGCAAGCGTACCAAGAACAATCCCTTTGACCTGCCCTGCTAACTGTTTTTGGGCTTGCGGTGACAACTGCTCTCCGGTGTTTTCAACGGATATGTTGATCGTACCGACATTCACCCCACCTAGCGACTTGTTAGGGGCAATACTGCCGCTGCGGCCAGGTGTGAACAACTCAGGGCCTCGCTCCCCTACAACAAAAGACCTCCCACCGGTCACCGTTCCGCCGCTGGCCCTTCCCCCGCCAAAGAACTTAGTGAAAATGCTGCTGGAGTTGCCGCCACCAAGGCCACCCAAAAATGTCTGCAGCCCAAACCTCAGCATGATGTCTGCGAGGCTTCTAAGGGTGTTTGATGCAACCTCAGCAAGCGCCTTGGTGCCATCGACTGCAGCAGCCAACGAGTCAACAATCCCGCTTGTGACGGTATCTCCGATGGACCTATAAAGTTGATTCATCTTTTCCGCTTGCTTTTCAATCTGCGCGTCGATCATTGCCCCTTCTTCAAAAATTGCCTTGAGGCCGTCTAGGTTGACCTTATTGTTTTCGGCGGCTGCCTTAAATTTGTCTTCGTAAATTTTGATCATAGTTCTTTCGTGAGCTATCTCAGCGTCTCGTAATTTGCGTTGCTCTTCGAGTGGCGGCAGTTGCGCTTCCAAAATTCGCTGGATTTTTATTTCTTTAGCTATTCTCGATTTTGCTATTTCATCTGTCGAGTGCGCTAGCTGCTGCTGCCTCTCAAGCAAAGCGTTCATTTCAAAAGTGAGATCTTTTCGCTCGCGTGATCGCTTCGTCCTTGTCCTGCCAGCGCTCCCCCCTGACGCACCTGTAGAAGCACTGCCTGTAATTAAAGCCGGAGGTTGCACCCCATTAGCTGCATCTTGCAAATCCTCAAGCTGTTGAGTTACGGGCTTCATTTCACCCTTCAATTCTTTAATTTTCTTTTTGATCTCTTTAATCCTGTCTGCCTTAGATTGGGAAACGTGACGGAATCTTTTGCCCCCTTCTAGTTCCTTAAGCTCTTTTTCAAGACTTGCAATTCTGTTTTCAGTGCCTAAATTTAAAATTTTGTTGGAGAACTGAATCAATCTAATAATTTGATTTGTGGCGTTAATGGCCGCAGTCAGGACGAAGTCAATGGCAGGCTTTAACGCATCCCCGATTTGGATGGCCAAGTTGGTTACGCTATCAAGCAACGTGCTAAATTTGCCGCTTAATGTAGTTGATTGTGCAATGGCCCCGTCGGCATACTTGCCGCCAGTATCAGTCAAATTTTTAAGGGCAAACTCTACCGCCTCAGCGCTTATTTGACCCTTCTCAAGTGCCTTGCTAAATTCTTCCCCGGTTAAATTGTATTCTTCTTTCAGAACTCCGGCTAAATCAACACCGCGTTCTTGCAACTGCAACAGCTCTTCTGTTTGCAATTTGCCTTTCGCTTGGATTTGGCCAAACGCTGTTGTAATGCCGCCAAGGTCTGCCCCAGTCGCGCCCGCAACGTCACCTAGCCGCTTTGTTATATCAACCAACTTCTCAGTTTCAACCCCAAAAGCTTTAAGCCGTTTTGCCGTTTCAATTAACTCGATGCTCTCAAACGGCGTCACCGAGCCGAAGTCCCTTAGCTCTTGGATAATGTTTTTTGCCTCATTGGCAGAGCCGGTTAAGACTGTAAGGCTTCTTGCTTGCTTCTCAAGCTCAGCAGTCTTGACAAAAATAAACTTTGCGGCGGTTATTGCAGCGGCAGCTATTGCTAAACCTGTGACAGCTCCAGTAAGGGCGCTTATGCCACCAGTGGCAGTCTTTGCACCGTTGCCAATGCTTACAAACTTGCCCTTAGCGGTTCCTAGGCGTTCGTTTGCTCCCCGAACAGCATTATCAAGCTTGCGAGTTTCAGCCGTTACCCTTTGAAGCGGGTTTATGGCGCGGGAGGCGTCAACGATTAGCTCAATAGAAGACCTAGCCACGACCGCCTCAGCACTGTTTCCATACTACCGCCGGTTTCTTTTTGCGCGCTCCATTGCCCGTTCTTGCTCTTCCCCTTTTAGCTCGTAGTAGGCAGCAAAATAAACAAGCTCCGCATCGGTCAGTTCCGTGCGCAGCCTGCTGACTGTCATGCCAAGCTCGCAGGCCAGGTGGAACTCAAAAAGAGTCCACTTGTCCTGCTTTAGTCGTTTTTTGCATCGTCAAGGTTCGGCTCTTCGCCAAGCCCAAACAAAAATAGTTCAACTTCATTCAGGACAAATTCAGGCAACTTGCGCTGTAGCTTTTCAGCATCAGCCGCCGCAAAAGCTTTTGTGCCGTCCTCAAGCTCAGCTATTTGGCAAAGCATCTGCGTGCTAATCGCCAAAGCCTCATCACTGCCTGCAAGGGTTTGAGCCTTTTTGCGGTCAGCACGGGTTATTGGCTTGAAGTACAGATCGACAACTTTGTCGCCTGCTTCGTTTTTTAGTTCGTACTTGCGGCGCTGGTTGAGATCAAACGCCCCAACCAGCAAGTCAACCGTTCTTTCAGTGGCAGGCATTTAAGCAACACATTTGCCGCTTAAATATAGCCTCCTCACTCCAAGTTGGAAGTAATAGTGCCGCTGGTGATAAAGCTGCAGCTAACAGTCACAAGCTCGCCAACCGTTGAGCTGATTTCCATGTCGGTCACAATTCCGCCAAAGGAAACAGAGTCTGCGCCTGTTGAGCTGCCAGTTGTGAACAGTTCAAACGATGCGTCAGCGGTGTCGCCTGTCTTAATCACATCCTCAATAAAACTGGCTTGCCCGGTTGCGTCTGGGTCATACACCAATTCGACAGTGCCAGAGCCGCTGATCATGCTGCCGACAAACTGCCGGAAGGTGTTTCCGTGAACAGTGGTGTCAAGCGTTTCTTTCGTTGTTGTCAGGCTCCAGCTTCGGGTGCCTACAACAGTCGCAAGACTGCCTGAGCCAGTTTCAAATTGAACTGAGCCGGATTCGCCTCGGATGGTGGCCATGGTCAGAGTTCCTCGATGGATTCAAAGGTCACACGGACCTGTGTTTGAAAATAGCCCTCGGGTGCTGGTGAAGCCAGTGCCTCTGGACCAATTGGAGCGTCGAAGAAAACCCCCGACACGGTAACCCTATTGTAAAGGTCTCGGATTCGTTTACCAATAACGTAATTGGCGCCAGGGCCTACGCCTTTGCTTGAAAATATGTTCAGAACCACCAAGCCCACAATCCGGTTGTACGAGCTTGCGGTTGATCCGTGCCCAAGGTATTCACTTGAGCCAAAGGTTGTCAAACACTGAACCCACGAACTGTTCGGCGTTGGCTCATAGGGCATGTTATGGAAAACCACAGGGATGGCCGGGCTGCTTGCTAGCTCCGTAGCCAGCCTGCCCTCAATGGCTGCTCTGATGCTGTTGAGATCTGCAGCAGCCATCAACCTCTCCTAATGATTTTTTGATATTGACCTTGTGCCCATGATTCAAGCTCTTTGCCGATTAGCTCAGGGAAGCCAGCGACAGTGCCTTGGCGTGTTCTGAACTTGCCTTGCCAAGAGGCCGGCAAATTGGTGCCATAACAGACAGGCTCAGCATATTCGACGTTATTGGTTACTTCGCCTTGATAGGGCTCAATTTTGCTTTTCCATCCGATACGCAACGTGCCAGTCACCACAGGCGTTCTTTCTTTGACGCGCCCTTCCCATTCCAGTGTTGTCACTTTGACCAACTGCTGGATCTGGCCGTCCATATAGTTGCCGATTTGGTTGAGCGGAATTTCTCTTGCCATGCCTACGCCCTCAGAATCAACTCGTAAGTGATAGCAGTATTCTCTTGCTCGTTTGTTTTAACGCTGATGATCTGATGCACAACACTGTTGACGAGCACTTTGTCCTTGGTTGCAGGAGCTGCGTCTAGGTCTTTCGCGGCAACAGTTAAGCGCTTGTCACCGGCCTGCACCAACTCGTTGGCTTCCTTGTTCACCACATCCTCAAGGATGCCTTTCACTTCGCTGTCGGTGTTTGTCTCAGCGACTGTTCCAGTGTTTGCGTTGTATGCGCCCGCGCCAACGACACGGATCGTCACATCACCGCCAAATTTGCTGATGACCTTATCAGCGACATTGACCAGTGCAGGGGCAATGCTCATCAGAGGTTATACGCGAGGCAGGCACCGCTAGTCAGCGTGATGCTGGTGACAATCCCACAGATCTCAGTGTCAGCCACAAAAGTCTCGCCAGCGAGGCTGTTGCCGGTCGCGTTCTTAACAGTGATTGCGCTGATGACAGTGTCTTCTTTGAAATAGATTTTGCTGAACCTGCCGGTGTGGGCAGCAGTGTCAGAGATGAACTCGAAGCCGCCTGAAAGATCCTCGTACATGGTCAGCTCCGTTTGATTGCAATGTTGCCTGGTCCACTAATTCTAAGGCCCGTCAAGTACCTTTCAAACATTGGCGGCACACGGTCAGCTCCGATTGCGCCAGAAGTGGCAGGAGTCACGTCTAGGCTGCCGATCTTCACGTTTTTAAAGTCCTCAAGGCCGCCAAGGCTGATCCCGTCAACATTGTTCTTCAGGTAGACGGCCATTTCAATTTGGGCACGCTTGACCTGATCCGGTATTTCCGTGTCTGTGTAGTAATCGTCAGAAATGCGAAAAGGGAAGCCAGTCGCATACGTATTGACATAGGTATCAGGCTTACGAACGCCTGTGCGCGGCCACTGCAGGGCTTGTGTGTCGGTTGCCCGTGCGCCAAGGAATCTTTCACGGTCAAGCCTCTGTGCCGCTGCAGCTAACGCACGGTTGCGGCTGTCATCATTCCCGGTTGTCCACTTGGAAACATCCGAGCTGGAAATCATTGCCTCAACAAAGGTGTCAGCTTCAGCCAGCGTTATGTAACTGTTGGCGCTTGCTCCGCCCGCTGTTGCGTCGATTGATACTGCCATCGGGCTTCGGAGTAGAAGTCTTTTTTGTCGGCTTAGGAGGGGTGGAGGCCACCGCTTGCGCAGCAGCCTCGCGTTCCTTCATCCGCCGAAAGGCGAACATGCCCATCAGGAGCTAGCGCCCTTGAGAAGCACAAAGCTCAGCACGATGGCCTCGCTTGCGGTTGAGCCAACATTGGCCACAGTGATTGCGAACGAACCAGCAGCAATGCTGTTGGCTTGAACGATGTAGCTGCCAGCAGTGCCGGCAGAGCTGTGGTTGACCACGACCACATCAGTGGCGGTGACCTTGTCGTTGTTGACCGTAAAAGTCACCTCAGCGGCGCCAGCAAGTTCAGCGCCGTTCATGGTGATTTGACCGGACTCCGTGTTGAGAGTCACGGCGGTTCCTTTGTTGGTGGCCTGCGTGACAGTGCCGCCGTTGGTAGGGCCGATTGCGCTACCTGCTGTTGCCTCAAAAATGGATGCCATGGTTAGTTACCTACT